GAAGGTTGTTGACTAAATAAGTTATAATTCTTTTTAAAAAAGAAAAAAATGGAAAAAAAGATGCTTCGGGAGATCTCGAACGATAAACTGACTCCAAAAAAGTCAGATTTTGTCGTGGAAACAGAGATTTATGAGAAAATTGAAGATGATGGATTAGACTATGAGAGTGATTATGCTGTTCTAACAGAATTCTAGTCATAAATCCTTAATAAATAAAATATAATTGCCCTATTCTAGTGCCTGTAGAAAGAGTTAGTAGAAGTTTTAAAGATTTAAGCATGTCATTTAAGGTAAATCCTCTAAATGATGACCTAATTCCATTGAAAAATGAAGCTGCTATTGCTCGCTCTATCAGAAACATAGTATTTACGTCTCCTGGAGAAAAAATCTTTAATCCTGAGTTTGGTTCAGAAATTTCAAAAGTATTATTTGAAAACATTGATGAAATATCTGCAATCAGCATTAAAGACGAAATAGAAACCTCTATTCGTAATTATGAACCCAGAGTTAAGTTAGAAGAGGTTGACATTGAACCAAATTATGATAATAACCAATTTGACGTAAGAATTAATTATAGAATCGTTGGAATTGACGTTCCACCACAACAATTAGAATTCGTCTTGTTACCGTCACGATAAATGGCTCTATTAAACTTTACCAATCTTGATTTTGACCAAATTAAGGTCTCAATCATAGATTATTTAAAATCTAACTCCGATTTTACGGATTATGACTTTGAAGGGTCTAATTTGTCTACGATTATTGATGTATTAGCATATAACACCTATATTAATTCATATAATACCAATATGGTATCTAATGAATGCTTTATTGATACTGCAACATTGAGAGAGAATGTAGTTGCACTTGCACGAAACATTGGATATACACCTAGATCAAGAAAATCGTCCAGAACTAAGATTAATTTCTATGTTGATTGTAGAGATATTGGTAATACTCCATCATCAATAACATTAAAGAGAGGCCCTGTAGTAAGTTCTGGTAATCAATTTGGAAGTCAATCTTATGTCTTTAGTATAACTGAAGATATAACAGTTGGTATTAAAGATGGTTTTGCTGAATTTTTTGGTGTGGAAGTATATGAAGGAACTGTTGTTGAGCAAAATTATAAGAAAAAATCATTAAATATTGATCAAAGATTCATTTTGGAGAATCCAGGAGTTGATTTAGATACTTTAAAGGTTATGGTAGGTAGTAAAAATATAAAATATTCAAAACAAGATGATTTATTTAATCCAGTAACTGGAAAAACCATTGATGGTGATTCAAAAATCTATTTTGTGCAAGAAATTGCTGATGAAAGATACGAATTAATCTTTGGTGATGGTATTTTTGGTAGACAACTAAGAAATGATGAAAAAGTAACAGCAACATATATTACTACTAATGCAGATGCTGCAGATGGTATATCTAACTTTGCATTTAGTGGTAGATTAACATATATCCAAAACGGTGTTACTAATAATGTTACTGGTGGTATTTCATTAATAACAGCTGATAGTCCATCAACAGGTGGTGAACCTATTGAAAGTGTTGATTCTGTTAGAAAGTATGCACCACAAATGTATGCTACGCAGAATAGAGCATTAACAGCAAATGACTATGAGATTTTAATTCCAAATAAAATTTATCCAGAAACAGAGTCTATTTCTGTATTTGGTGGAGAGGAAATGGTTCCACCTCAATTTGGAAAGGTTTTTATTAGTATTAAACCAAGAACTGGTGATTATGTCTCTAATGCAGTCAAACAAAACATTAAAAGAGATCTTAAAAAGTATGCTGTTGCTGGAATTGTTCCTGAAATCTTAGATCTTAAATATTTGTTCTTAGAAACTGATAGTAAAGTATATTATAACACAGGATTGGCACCAAATGCAGCTGCAATATCCACAGTTGTTCAAAATAATATCAATAAGTACGCTGAATCAAGTGAGCTAAATAGATATGGTGCAAGGTTCAAATATAGTAAATTATTGAAGGTTATTGATCAAGGTCATCAATCTATCACTTCAAATATTACTACTGTTCAAATGAGAAGGGATTTAAGAGTCGCATTAGATCAATTTGCAGAATATGCAATTGATTTTGGTAATTCTTTCCATATTTCTTCCATGAAGGGTTATAACATTAGAACTAGTCCTTTTAAAGTAGCAGATATTAATGACGCAGTTTACTTATATGACATACCTTACAATGATAAAAAAACTGGAACTATCAATATGTTCTCCTTATCTTCTGAAGATGGTACAACTCCCATATTAAGAAGAAGGAATCTTGGAAAAATTGATTATCGAAAAGGTCGTATTACATTAAATCCTATTAATATTACATCTGGAAAAGAAAAAGCTGGTCAACAAGTTTTGGAGATATCAGTTTATCCAGAGTCAAATGATGTTATTGGATTGCAGGATCTTTATTTACAACTAGATACTAGTAACGTAGAAATGGTTGTTGATGAAATTAGTTCTGGACTTGACCCATCAGGATCAAATTACGTAGTTACCCCTAGTTATAGCACTGGTGCTCTTGTAAGAAGTTAGAAATGCTCGATTCAAAAAAGATACCATTCAGTAAGATTGTAAAGAGTCAATTACCTGCCTATGTTAGGGAGGAATTTCCTCTTATTGGCGAATTTTTGTCTCAATATTATTTTGGACAAGAAGTTCAAGGTGGCGTTCTTAATTTAATTGAGAATATTGATGAGTATTTAAAATTATCTGAAAATGGTCTTAATATTACAGACTCAGTTTTAGATTTAGATATTGACGAAACTAGTACAGAAATTAAATTACATATTGATCCAACATTAGAAAGAGATGATGTTAGAAGTATTTTAGGTAACGTTGGATTTCCAGATACATGGGGATTGATTAAAATTGATGATGAAATTATTTTATATGAAAGTAAATCAGGTTTACAAACTTTAAAGGATTGTAAAAGAGGATTTAGTGGAATATCATCTTATGAGAATTTAGAAGATCCAGAGGATTTAGTTTTTTCTTCCAATAGTGCAACTACTCATAAAAAAGGTGCTAAGGTAGAAAATTTAAGTGTTTTATTTTTAGAAGAGTTTTTAAAAAGGATTCGTAATCAATTAGCTCCAAGATTGCAAGGAGTTGATTTTGATAGTAAATTAAGAGTACAGTTTCTTAGACAAACAAAGGATCTTTATGCTTCTAGAGGAACTGATGAATCATTTACTATTTTATTTAAAGCATTATATGATGAAGAAGTTAATATTATAAGACCAAAGGAATTTTTAATTTCTCCGTCTAATGCTAATTGGAAAAGAACTAGGGATCTTATTGTAGAACCATTATTAGGTGATCCAGAAGAATTAATTAATAAAACTCTCTTCCAAGATCCTTATGAAAATATTACTGAGGCATATGCACCAGTATCTAATGTTGAACGGATTAATGTTGGTATTTTAACCAATACTTTCTATAAAATTAGTATTGATGGATCATATACACAGAATTTTGAAGGTTCTAGTGAGGCTTTATATGGTAAATTTACACCTCATGCAAGAACTAAAGTTATTGGGCATGTTAGTGGACAAACACAAGGTGAAGTTGGTGTTGGTCAAACTATTGTAGACGTAGATTCAACAGTTGGTTTTCCAACATCAGGTTCATTTGAGGTTATATACAAAGATGGGTCTGTAGGTGTTTGTAGTTATAGAAGTAAAACACTAACTCAGTTTACTCAAGTTGCTTTTGTAAAAAATCCATTAATATTTGATCCTAGACCTACAAGAGGTGTAGAGAAAGATATTTCTGATGGTGCTTATTTGCAACAGAATACTTATGCTTATTCTAGTGGTATTGGTAGTGATACTGCAATAAGAGTTAAAATTAGATCTGTTTTAAATGAATTAGAGATACCAGAGTATACTGCAAGACAAACTGTTGGTGCAAGAGCTAAGATTAAATCTTTAGGTAAAATTGGAACTAATTTTAAACAAAATAATTGGTTCTTTAATACCGCACAATCATATGATGTAAAAACAATTGCTCTTATTGATAATATAAACAAGACATATAGAGTAACTACTAAAGATACTGCTATTTTAAGAACAGGTGATTATGTAAAACTGACTGATGTTGATGATGTTCAATTAGATGGTAGATTTATAGTTACTGACATTTTTAATAACACAAGTTTTCTAATTCGTGGTCAAGGTTTAACTGATCTTTCTATTATTGGTAAGGTAACTAGAGAAATATCTAAGGTTGATTCAGATTTGCATCAAAATCTTAATAATTTTACAGCTAATATTCAGAATACTTATATTGATGGTGAGGAAGTTTTAATTGCTTCACATTCATTACCTTCAGTATCTTTATTTGGAACAAATTTAAAATTAAATCCAAAAACTCAAAAAGTAGTATTTTCTGGTGTAGTTGTAAAGGGTCAGGAAGAAATACAAATAACAAGTGGAATTGATCACAATTTCTTTACTGGTGATTCTGTTTATTATACTCCAGAAAAGAATATTCAAGTATTAGCAAGAACAGTTGGCAAAAATTCAGATACTTTAGAGATACAGTATGAATTGTATGAAAGAGTTGAAGTATTAAGTAGTTTATTTTCTACTTTCCAAACAGGTCGTGGCATAACCTCTGGACTGCCTGATGGTGGTGAAGGAATATATTTTATAAAGAGAGTAGACGCTAATAGTATTAAATTAGCAAAAAGTAGATCAAATCTTTACAATAATATTTTTGAAAAGGTATTAATATCAACAGATACTGCAAATTTAGGAAATCAAACTTTAGAAAAGTTTGAATTGCATAAAAAGTTTATAAGAAATCAAAATTTATTAAGGAAATTGTCAAATCCAGTTAATGATGGATTCCATCATGAAACTCCAACTGGATATAATGGAATGCTCATTAATGGAGTAGAAGTTAAGAATTATAAGTCCAGAGATGTTGTATATTATGGTCAAGTTAATTCTATTGAAGTAGTTTCTGGTGGAAGTGACTATGATGTTATAAATCCACCCGAATTGGTAATTAATGATGGCGTAGGAGCAGGTGCAACGGGTTATTGTGCTGTTAGGGGCGAATTTAAGGAAATTCGTGTTGTAGATACTGGTTTTGATTATATTAATCAACCAATTATAAAGATTACTGGTGGAAATGGTGTAGGTGCTGTAGCTAAAGCAAAATTACTAACAATTCCCCATGAATTAACTGTTAATACCACAGGAATTACATCTATAAAACCTGATTTTGCTGGTCTTGGAACAGAATCTAGTATTGGATTTACAACTTACCATAAGTTTAGAGATGCAGAAAAAGTTAGATATAATACCTTTGGTAGAAAGGCATTAGTTGGACTTGACACAGGAAATGCCTATTTTGCTCGTGTCATAGATCCTCATACTGTTAAACTGCATAAGTCAACAGGTGATGCTTTAGCTGGAATAAACACAGTATCTTTTACAGATTATGGTTCAGGAACTCATTCATTTGAGTCAATTAGTGGAAAACTTGTTTTAAATTCTATTGTTATTACTAATCCAGGATCTGGTTATGAAAACAAACAAAGAACATGTGATTCAGTTGGTGTCAATACTGCTTTAAATGTTATTAATATTAAAGATCATGATTATAAGACAGGAGAAATTGTTCAATATTCTCCTGATCTCGGATCTGCATCTCTTCCTATTACAGGACTTTCAACTTCAACAGATTATTATGTTACAGCAGTTGATTCGCATAACTTTAAATTATCTGCAGTTGGACTTGGAACTACTACAAAGACCTTTAACTTTGATCAAAAAATATATGAAAATATAACTTCAACTGGTATTGGAACTCATAGTTTCAACTATAAACCAATTAGTGTAGAAGTTATTGGTAATGTTGGAGTATCATCTCTTGGTGGTAAAGATTTCCATGCAATTGTTCAACCAATAGTAAGAGGACAAATAACTTCAATTCATTTAACTGAAAATGGGGTTGGATATGGTTCTTCTGAGATTCTAAATTTTGAAAGACCATGTGATATTAATGTCAATACTGGAAGGAATGGTGAAGCTAGTGCAGTTATTCATAAAGGAGAAATTGTAGATGTATTTGTTGGAACTGCTGGAACTGACTTTAATTCTCCACCTGCAATATCAGTTACTGGTATTG